GGGGGTCCACAGCAGCAGGGGAGGTGGCGGCGGCGGCCCGCCTCGGCGTGGAGCCTCCGCCGGCGGCGCCTGCTGCGGACCTCGGGGTCGGCGGCGTGTGAGCCGTGAACCCGCACGACGACCCTGACACGTGGGGCGAGCGGGAGTGGGACAGCTACGCCCCGCACCTCGGCGACGTGGAGCGCCGCGACGACGAGGTCTACGGGGTCCTGTGGCTCCCCGACGGCACGTACCACGAGGTGCGTGAGCAGCGGGTCATCGGGTTCGTCGTCCCCTGAGCGTGCATCCCATCGCCTCTAGTGACGAAGGGTGACCCTCCACACCTGACCCGCCTCCTCCGGCGGGGCCGCACACCCGCAGCGGTCAAGCGGGGACAGGACCAGGAGACACCGACACATGAGCGACGAGAACGGCGACCAGGGCAACGACGACACCGGCAGCGGTGACGACGCGCCCCCCGCCAAGACGTTCACGCAGGCCGACCGCATGGACGCGGACACGGACACCATCAAGCCGCGGGTGCGCATGGGTGCGTTCACCAACCGGCGTGGTGGCAGCGGGCGCGGATGGCAGCGCCGGGGGGAGTGCTGATGCTCCGGGACCACGCCATCCAGTGCAAGCAGACCATTGCGGTTGCCCACCGGAGTTCGGTGGACAGCTACATGAAGGGCACCTACGCCGCCGCGGTGACCGGCATTGCCGCGCGCGTGGAGCCGGTGGATTCCCTGGAGGACCGCCCGGACGGTGGGGAGCGCAAGAGCCGCTGGCTGGTCATTACCGCCACCGAGGTGAAGCGCGACAGCCGCGTGTGGCTGCCGCCGGACGACCTGGACACCCCGCTGCAGGCGGCCAAGGCGCGCATCCCGTTCGAGGTCATCAAGCGCGTGGACGTGGCCGGCAACGCCACACACTTTGAGGTTTCGCTGTGACGGTGGAGCTGCGTGGCCTGGACGCGGCTCTGCGCCGCCTGAGCGACCTGGCCGAAAAGGCGCCGGACGCCGTTGGCGCGGGCTTGTTCCTTGAGGCCAACAACATCATGGCCGACGCCAAGACGCGCGTGCCCGTGGACCAGGGCGTGCTGCGCGCGTCCGGCTACGTGGCGCCGCCGGTGATGGAGCGCGGCAGCCCGGTGGTGGAGCTGGGCTTCGGCGGGCCCGCGGCGTCCTACGCCGTGAAGCAGCACGAAGACACCAGCCTGCGCCACCCGGACGGCGGCGAAGCGAAGTTCCTGGATAAAGCAGTTGAGAATACCCGCAGCATGGTTGATGCCGCTATTATGCGAGAGATGCGCAGATGATTGACATAACTGAACGCGTTACTGCGTACCTGAAAGATGCAGGCCTGGCTGATGGCTATAAGGTTCAGGAGATGTTCTGGCGCGACACCGGGAAGGCGACGGACAAGTTTATTGTTATTCAGCCGGCAGGCGGCACCTCCGTAACCGAAGACCTGTCGAATGATTACTTCGCGACAGTATGGGTGCTTGGCGTTCAGGGTGGAACTGACCTGAAGGATATTGTAACGCGTGGGCGTGAAATCATGCAGTACGTTAAAGAACATGCGGTTGATTCATGCCTGGGATATGTGCGCCTGCTAAATCCATTCCCAACGCCAGTGCAGACTGAAGAGAAGCGAGTTGCCATCCAGATTTCACTGCTTATTCGGTACGGAGAATAAAAAAATGCCGCACTAGGCGGCTAAAGGGTGGTGGTGCAGGGATGATTTGGTTGTGATGCCAGGCTTTCTGGCTTACTTCGCGTCCACCGCGACTGGATAATCCCACAATCACAACGGAAAGAACATTCTGAGCGCCAGCCCGCAACCGCTGGCTCTACGGGAAAATTTTCTCGAATGGTCTTACCTGTTATGCCTTCGTCTTTCCGAAGCGCCAAACCTAATAGCCAGGCTGGTTAAACCCCCTCACAGTCGGTCACATAACTGCGGCTGAGGTAAATATACTACGGCTATCTACTTCCGTCAAGCATGCCGAATGCTGTGTTATAATCGGGACGCTATAGCACTCACTTTAACGTTAGAGGATTTAAACATGGCAATTTGCCCTAATGATACTATTAAGCTGGTTGGCCGAAACGCCACACTTGAGCTTGCAGATGGATGCCCTGATGTTCTGCCCACCGAGGCTGAATGGAAGTATGCAGGCGCATTGACCACCAAGGGGTTTGACTTCAGCCCAAACACGGTGACTTCTGAGGCCGATGACACTGGTGGGTTCCAGGAGTCCCTAGTAACCAACTCGGACTTCACCATTAGCGCAGAAGGTGAAGTGCGCACCAATGATAAATCTGATGAGTACGGCTTTGGCCGCATGGTGCTTTACTATGCAACCGAGCTGAAAGCACGCCGTCAGCCTACTGTGTGGGTTCGCCTGGGCTTTGGGCCGGTCACTATGGTTATGTACGCAACCATCACTGCTCTGAGCGGCGATGCTGGTACTAATGACATCGTCACCTTCTCTATGGAGCTGCATCCCGCCGCTTCTGAAACTGTCACTATTGAGGAGGCTGCATAATGGCAACCATCACCCCAACCTCAGTTCGCGGAGCCGGTGGTCCTGGTACGCTAACCGTGACTGTACTGACCGCATCTGACACGTTGGTTTACAAGCCAACGCAGTCACAGGTGCTGATTCTGCGTAACGATACCGGCGCATCTGTAACAGTGAATATTGATGGTGCTAATGCCACCACGATTTCACCGACCGGTTATGGCGGCACTATCAGTGTTGCTGGCGGTAAGGATATCGTGATTGCAGATGGTGCTTCTGCATTCGTTCGCCTGAGCGATATCAAGGCTTTTCTGGCTGGTGTTATCGCTATTACTGGCGGCACCGGCATTGAAGCGATGCTGATTGAGCAGTAAAAGAAAAGCCCCGAAAGGGGCTTTATTTATTGGCTTCATAAACTGCTCTTGAGAAACCTCTTGGCGTCAGGGACCTAAGTTGTTTGGTTTTAGATGACGCACCACCCAGAAAAGCCCAACCCCAGAATTTACCTATATGTTCAACGGCACGCTTATCCGGCATTAAAAAACCATTTCCTGACCAGATACATGTTTTTTTGGTGTATCCATCTCTAGCTGGCATCTTTGGGTGAATCTCAGGCTCGAATCCCGACATGTATCCACCGTACTCGAATGGGTTGAAGTAGTGGTCAGGCTTGCGCCACTCCGTGGACAGCTTACCTACTGGATTCTCCACCATCCATGGGCATGAATATTTGTTGCCAAGACTTTCTGCTACCCTCGCCAGATTCACAGCGCCTTTCACATCGCTATCATCACGCTCATGCCTCTCTCCTGAACCGGCGAGCATCGTACAGTCGGGGAATGAGAATATAATGCCGGGAATAATATCAAAATCGAAATCTTCATCAATCCAGCGATTAACATAATGGATATTTTCATGCCTCATTTTAATGATGTATTCACCGTGATTAGCATCATCAGCATTAAAGCAATACACTTGGTGCCCTGCTATTGCCCATGGCAGGCCCATGATTCCAGAACCATCAAATAAGCTCCACACAGTCATGACATCTCACCACCCATCATCTCAACCAGCGCACGCGCCTTTTCTTCTGACTCTTCTTTGCTGAACCCCTGGTCCACATAAAGCGCGCTGTAAAACTCAAAATCTGCCTGCTGCTGACGTTCGTCCATGATTAATCCTCGTAATTGTTATTGCTGGCCCAAATCATTGCCAGCAACCAGCCAGCACCTGTGCAACCAAGGAAGAAATTTAAAATAAATATGGAGCTGCGCTGCTTGTGCTTGGCCTTGTAAGCCTGAATGGTTGGCACAAAGTAAAGCAATAAAGCAGCAATCACGAACAAACCAAGCACAAAGTAATTTTCCATCTTCGAATCCTCTGGGTTATCTACTGCATTAAATCTACGTCACCATTAAACGAGAGTCAAGCATGTTATAATCTTCGCCAGTAAAAAGAGGATTAAGCATGCGCAACGCACTGACCGAAATTGGCGAGATGATCATTGGTTGCAATGATAAACAATGGTTCCTCAAGCCGTCACTCCGAGCCATGATTAACATCGGCTCACCACAGGATATCGTACACACATACGCCGTACTGAATGGCCTTGATGTGCGCAATGCCATTGAGCAGTGCATGAATGTTTTTGGTGGCGTTGTCCCTGTTTATGTTGCTAAGGCCATTAACACCAAACACTACCAGCGAAGTATTCTGAGTGCTGCTCAGGTCGTCATGCAGTCATGCTGCGATGAAGATTTAACTTTAATGGTGGGTGGCTGGAAGAACGGCAAGCGCGGCATGGTATATGTGCCGGGCCGAATGCCTGTTGGTGATATTGTGCGCCTGGCAAGCCACCTTATGGAGCATGGCATTATAGGCAAATCTCCGCTCAAGCAACCGCAGCGCCATGCTGAAGCTGGAAAGACCACTCAGGAATTCCATGCCGTAGAGTATATCTCATCTGCGCGTGCGCACTTTGGTATGACACGCGAACAAGCCGAAGACTTGTCCATGACCGAGTTACAGATGATGATTAAGGCCAAATACCCTGAGCCTAAAGGCTACACCCGAGAAGAGTACGACTCACTCTACGAACAACGCAACAAGCTGCGCGCCGAGCGCCTGAAGAAAGAAGCTGAAAAGAAAGGAGCGCAGTTGAATGGCTAATGAAAATGCAGGCGGAATTTATTATGAGGTTGGCGCTGATGTAGCTGACTTGCTGACTGGTGCTCAGCAGGCAAACAAGGCGCTGGAAGATGTCGGCAAGGCTGCCGATAAAACATCAAGCAAGCTTGAATCACTTGATAGCACCTCAAAGAAAACTGGCCGCACAATCGTCAGATCTGCTGATGACTCATCAGTAGCAGCAAAAGCACTAGAAGCACTGGGTAATGAGCTAGCTATTCTTGAGGAGAGATCTCAGGCTGGTGGTCGTGCTGCCGCCATACTTTCCGCTCAGCTTCGTGCTGGTGCCGGTGCGACTGACCAGCAAAAAAAAGAAATTGGTAACTTGGTTGGCCGGCTTTATGACATGCGCAATGGTGCAGATGTTGCCACTAAATCAACCGGTGGTTTCCGAAATGTCATGCAGCAGAGTGGTTATCAGATACAGGACTTTATAGTTCAGGTTCAAGGGGGTCAGTCTGCACTTGTTGCATTTAGTCAGCAAGGTTCACAGTTAGCTGGCGCATTTGGCCCTGGCGGTGCAATCGCAGGTGCCTTGATCGCGCTTGGCTCTGTACTGACAGGGGTTCTAATTAACGCTTTGGGCAGCTCTAAAAGCGAGATGGACACGCTTGCTACTGCTGCAACAGAGTTAAATAAAGTCGTCGTCACCAACAGTCAAGGGGTTGCGGCTCTTTCAAATGATTATGCCAGGCTTGCCGTAACTAACGCCACCTTAGCTGCTCAACTACGCGATAACGCCATTGACAACTATCAGAAGAAGGTAGAGGAATCAGGAAAGGCAATTCAGGAAATAGTCAAAGACCAGAAATCATGGTTCTCTGGATTTTCAGGCGGGATTGCAAGCGTTTCGGCCCTTGGTGAAGTACTGTCAACATTAAATATAAAAGCTGATACATATTCAGAAGCGCTTGGTCAGGCTGCAAAAGTTGGCCTTGGCACTAACAGTATGGCAAGCACTCTGACAGCGACTGTTTCAATGCTCACTGACCGTTTCAGTATCGGTGATGATGCTGCATTCCAGTTAGCCACAAGATTAAATGACCTTGCGAAAAACCCATCACCACAGGCATTAAGCACGCTGATTGATTACATGAAACAACTTAATCCAACGACAAAGGAAGGTGCAGCAGCCCTCCTTGAGCTGGAGACAAGTTTAATTAAATCTGGCGTTGCGATGCAGGAAGCGCAGGATAAAGTTAAGCAGCTTAAAGACCGTATCGCCGAGCTAAGAACTGAGGCGCAAAACACAAACTTCTCCAATATTAGCACTCAGCTTGAGCAGGAGCGTATAAGTCTGACCAAAGGCGCGTTGGCTGCCAAAGAATACGCCATCAGCAAGATGGACCTGACTGACACGCAGAAGCAGGAATTAATTACCACTACCAGAAACAATTATGCTCTTGAGCAGCAAAAGAAAGCACAGGATGATGCTGCAAAAGCAGCACAGCAATCATCAAGCAAGAGCGCCAGTGCGTCAGCGGCAATTGCTGCTCAGCTTGATAAGCTGAAAGAGAAAGCTGACCTATCTGCAACATCAACAGCAGAGCTATCAAGAGAGCAGTCTATTCTGACGGCGCAGCAGTCATTAGGTAAATCAGCAACACAGGAGCAAATTGCACTTGCTGGTCAGTATGCGGCGACAGCATATGATAACGCTAAGGCGCTTAAAGCTCAGGCCGCTGCCGAGAAACAAAAACAGGATGTACAGAAGCAATTCGAGCAGGTTCAGAATCAATCAAGCCCAATAATGGCGCTGGATAACACTTATCAACAACAATTGCAGGCCATTGACCAGTATAAGCAACTTTACCCACAAAAAATTGCTGAAGCTGAGGCAGCGCGTGCCAAAATTGAGCAGCAGTACCGTGACCAGCGCATGACACTAATGTGGGCTGAGTGGCAACAGCAGAATGTTGCAGCGCAGTTGTTTGGCGAGGTGCTCGATACATCACTTAATACAGTATCAAGTTCAATTACTGGCGTTTTAAACGGAACGCAAAGCCTTAATGACGCGCTGTATAACGTAGCTAATACTGTCCTCAGCACAATTGTAAGCGCTTTCGTTCAGATGGGTGCTGACTGGGTGCGCTCATCAGTTATGGGCGCAGCCGCATCTGCGGCAACTATGTTGGTTGGATCAATGGTGGTCAGCGCTGTTCTTCCGGCTCAGACCGCGACATCTGCGCAGCAAAATGCTTCTATGGCGGCGGCGTCTCCAACGTATTCGCTATCGGCACAAGGCAACTCAGCGAGACTTGGGGCGGTTATCCCAGTCCAGTATGGACGAGTAAAGGCATATCCAGATTTTGCCGCTATCCCTTATGCTGAATATTCTGGAAATAATCAGTATCTTTACCAACTCTTCTGCCTTGGGTGTGGTCAGTACTCAATCGAGTCCATATTTATAGACGATGCACCAATCTCTTCGTACTCGGAAATTACCTACGAGGTTATTCAGCCCCATGGCCAATGTACCCTTTTCCCCGCAAATGTAGTCACCGCATCCCAGGTGGCGGGGCAGACGCTCAACAATGGTGAATTTGTTGGCCCATTTCCCGCATCAGACCCCGGACAGTATTGTAACCGAATTGGCATTGATTTCATCATGCCTAAAGGAATGTTTTACGCTAACGACAATGGCGGGCTTGACGCTGTAACTGTATCAGCGCGTGTTGAATATGCACCTATCAACGAGTACGGAGTCGAAACTGGGGGGTACTCAACTCTTGGCTCAGAATCATGGACCATGGCGACGAACACGCCACAGAGGTTTACCATATTTTATTCTGTTGCTCCAGGGCGGTACAATATCAGGGTGACACGGAC